GAACAATATGGTGTTTCCACTACAATAGACCAATATCAATCTGAAAGACATAATTACTACCAAAGTTTATCTACTTTTGAAACGTTTGGTAGAGGTTGGACAAGACGAGTTGATGAAGTAACAGAAAAGGCAAAAGAATGGATCCAATAACACACACAATCATTGCTGTGGGTTGTCTCTTTATTGCATACAAAGTTGGTAGATATACCGCACATAAAGAGTTTGACAAGTTTATGAAAGTGTTACAAGAAGTACAGAAAACTAATAAGAAACCCGACCCGTTTTTTACTAGAGATTAACCCTTGACTTTTTTGTCAAGACCTGATATAATATAATTTTAAAAGTGAGCATATAATGATATTTACACATACACCACCTATAAACGATTTACCACCTCTCAAAGCCAAGAATGTAAATGGCAAGAGATTTTACGAACATCTAGAAACTAAAGAAGCATATCCATCAATTACATCTGTTTTATCAATTAGAGATAAAAAAGGTTTGCATGAGTGGCGCCAAAAGGTAGGCGAAGAAGTTGCAAACCATGTAATGATACAGGCAGCCAATCGTGGCACAGCAGTACATAATATGGTTGAAGATTACTTAAACAATGTTGACTTGGAACAAGTTGACAAATATAAAAAACAATTCTTACCTAGAATGATGTTTAATGTATTGAAACCAGAACTATCAAAAATAAATAATATTAGATTACAAGAAGCACAAATGTTTTCTAGTGATTATACAGTTGCAGGTCGTGTAGATTGTATTGCAGAATATGATGGTGTTTTATCAATAGTAGATTTTAAAACCTCTACAAAAGAAAAAAACGAAAGTTGGATTGAAAACTATTTTATACAAGGTAGTGCTTATGCTGAAATGTTTAAAGAACACTTTGGTGAAGAAGTAACCCAAATAGTTATATTAATCGTAACAGAAGAAGGCACAACACAAGTATTTAAAAAGAACAAGGTAGACTATTTACCTAAACTAAAAGAAGCAGTAGAAAATTTTTACAAATGGATAGAAAACAATGATAAAAGCAATTAGATATTGCGTAGGTATTACGTTAATAATAATATTTTTAGGTTTTGTTTATGCAGTTTTAAATAAGGCACAAGCAGAAACACATCCTGTATTTCCTCCAGGTGTAATGCAACAACAACAAATACCAATATTTTGTGGACCAGGGCCACTAGTATTCTCATATGCGAGTAGCACATTTAAACAAAAACCAATTGCATGGTCAGATGTAAAACAAAGTGGTGATCCTAATTCACCAACTTTTGCATGGGTATCATTTTGGTATAGTAATGATTTAAACAATGGTTCTGTATTCTTAACAATACAATCATCAGGCGAGACTTGTTTAATGGGTTATGGTATGGATTGGATATTTGACACAGAATTGCTATTAGATATAGTAAACGATTCCTTCGCTAATGGTAGTAAACTACCTGACGAGGTGGAATAGAAACCGTAGCGAAGGATACCAAGGAGAAAGAATGACACCTAAACAATTTGCTCTCATAATAGAGAAACGAGCAAGTAAAAAAAGACTAACACATATGGAAGCAGTTTTGGATTATTGTACAGAAAAAGAAATAGAACCAGACCAGATTACGCATTTAATTAACAGAGCATTAAAAGATAAAATAAAAATGAACGCACAAGATTTGAACTTTTTACCAAAAACAGCAACATTACCAGTATAGGAGAAGATATGAACTTAATTAATCACACTTTTAAATTTAGAAAGGCAGGTGAATGGCAAGACGTTTCAACAATAGAATTGTTTAGAGATAAAAAAGTAATAGTATTTGGTTTACCAGGTGCATTTACACCAACATGTTCATCAAAACAATTACCAGGTTTTGAAGAAAATTATAATAAATTTAAAGAGTTAGGTATAGACGAAGTTTATTGTTTAAGTGTTAATGACGCTTTTGTAATGAACGCATGGGCAGACGCACAAGGTATTGAGAAAGTAAAAATGATACCAGACGGTTGTGGTACTTTTACTAGGTCATTAGGTATGTTAGTGAATAAACCTAAACAAGGTTTTGGTTTTAGGTCATGGAGATATTGTGCTATCATAGATAACGAAATTATTACATATCTTGCTGAAGAACCAGGTATTAATAACTTCTCAAATGATGAGGACCCTTATGTTGAAAGCACACCAGAAAAAGTTATAAAATTTATTGAAGAAACACAACAAGATATTAATGAATGAAGGCTACGAAGCATACAAGAAATACCTTAGCATTAAGTTACATTTCACAAAAGATGAATACGATTTCTTTAAGTATAATGGTGAGATTAATGCTAAGTACGAAACGTTTATACAACGTAATGATAGATACTTTTTTGTTAAGGCTGCAAGAAAATACGGCGATAATATTACTAATTATTTTGTTAGCAATTTCATATCTAATAAATCACCTTATATTAAGGATATGAACAATGATGTATACCTTGAAAGACAAAAAAGAATTGATGGTCTTGCATACTATTTTGAACGAGACATTGAACAGTTATTAAGAAAGAGTGATAAAAATTTTAATAAGATATTTAAAGTAACTAGAGGACAACATCCAATATTAATTAAAACATATCTAGCAAAAAGAGTATCATTAGAAACATTATGTATATTAAACGGTTTATTAAACTATACAAAACAATTTAGTGATAAAATTACGGATGATATAATATGGCCTACTTTGAAAACGAAAATTATAAAATACACACCCTTTCTGAAATTCAACAAAGAGAGAATGAAACTAATATTAAGGAACATGATAAAGTGAGTGAAAATTTATTTGTACTAGGTAACGGTGAAAGTCGTAAGAGCATTGATGTCGAACTTTTGAAAACAAAAGGTAAAGTTTATGGTTGTAATGCAATTTATCGTGAACATGTTGTAGATGGTTTGATTGCTGTTGACCCAATGTTAGAACATGAAATATATCGTAGTGGATATTGTGATAATAATAAAGTGTATTTTCGTGATTGGGAAAATTTACCTAATGAGACTTATGACATGATGAAAGAAGCACAAACTTCTAATATGAAAGAACCAACAATACGAGAATGGAAACACACGCCAGAAAACTGGTATGCTCAATTTGTTATTCATGGTTCATCTACTGTTAATCAAGATAGACCTAACGATAGATGGAAAGGTGATGGTTTTGAGAATGTATATATCACATGGACATATGGTCTTGCAGATTATAACATCACATTATTAAAAGATATTATGAGTGACTATTATCCTGGTTGGGAAGGCGAAGGTGGTCCTAAAGATCCAGGTTGGTCATCTGGTGCAACAGCAATGTACATAGGTTGCAAGGTAGAGAAACCAAAGACATGTTATCTAATAGGTATGGACATGTACAGTACAACAGATTTCATAAATAACCTGTACAAAGATACATACGGATATTTGAGCCATGATGAATCCTCAGTAACCCCACAGAATTGGGTAATACAAATGGGTCGTGTTATGGTTAAATATCAAAATATACAGTTTATTAAAGTGAATCCTGATAGTAATAATCAGATTTCACAGCGTATGCCACAATGGGATAGTTTACCCAATGTACAGTATATGCATAAAAACGAGTTTTATACCAAATTATCCCTTGACTTTTAGTCTGGAATATGGTATAATATAGTTATCATTCAGCAGCAGAATACGGGTTCGAAACCGTATTTCCTTCTGACTGAATATTGCTTAAGGAGGCAAAAGGTTTATTTCTTGGAGGGTAGTGGCCAAACGGCTCAAGACACCAAGGGGTAGATTATTAGTAGGGACCGATATCTTCGCATGAAATGTTGGATCCTTCCTGAAAAATTGTGGGTGCGTTCCAACTAGTCCCACGAAGGGCTGAATGATAACTTTTTTTACGGCAATAAGTGAAAACTTTTATATATAGTAATGTCGCTAATATAGACACTATACAAATACAACGAATACAAGGAGAATACAATGTCATTCGCAAATCTAAAACAAAGTCGTGGTAACTTCGACAAACTAACAAAAGAGTTAGAAAAGGTTACATCCCCAACAACAAATCAAAATTCATCAAATGACGATAGATTCTGGAAACCAGAGCTAGATAAAACTGGTAACGGTTATGCAGTAATTCGTTTTTTACCTGCCGTAGAAGGAGAAGAATTACCTTGGGCAAGAGTTTGGTCTCATGCCTTTCAAGGACCTGGCGGTTGGTATATTGAGAATAGTCTGACTACTCTAGGTCAAAAAGATCCAGTAAGTGAAGAAAATTCTAAACTATGGAATACTGGTTCAGAAGCTGATAAAGAGATTGCCAGAAAAAGAAAACGTAAACTT